GAACAGTTAATGTTAATCCATTTGCTGTGACTTCAAAAGAATTGCCCTCATTAGATATTCCATTAGTTGTTATTGCTTTTATTAAGTCTGAAAACTCTTGACTTGTATATTGATATGTATCAGTATCACCAGTAGAAAAATCAAACATTCCAAAAAAATCTAAATTTGCCATTTTTCTAATCACTCCTAAAATTATGCTGTACGCTTCCACATATAGTAATTTATTTTGCTGCCAGGGGTATGTCTAACCCAAGTACCACCCAAAAAAGATGAAGGATTTACATTATTTACTGTCGAATAAATCGAACCTACTGGATAAACTAAATTTAAAATTTGTGAAGTGTCAATTTGTGATGAACCGCCACTTCCTTCAACTTTAAGTAGATTTTCTGTATTACTTGTACTTCTTTTTATGGCTAACCCTAAATCTTTTTTATCATATCCACAAACAATTTCCAGTCTAAAATCATCTGATTCATAAATTTCTGTTATTTCAGTAAGTCTAAAATCAATTTCAATATCAAGTAAGTCATCTTGAATAGTTCCAATATCACCGAGTTCAAAAGATGAATGATATTGTTTTATTAAATTCTGACTTAAAGTAATTTGATAACTATTAGCTTCACCATATTCAGCAAGCTTTTCATTACCTCTTTGTGGTAGTAAAGTATTATCTTCAATATCTCTTGCGTCAATATATACTTCTTTTCTTTCTAACCCCGCGGCGGTATTATTAACTGTATATAACGCACGTTCAATTCCTTCACCTTGTCCAGCAACTAACGCTGTGTTAGGTATTGTATCTATATACTGATAATTTGATTGCTCTATATTGTCATTTGAATATGAAAGAACAAAGCGACTATTAACACTTTGGCTTTGCTTTCTATCAATTCCACTATATATATAAAATACAATTTCTGCATATTGGTTATTAGTTGATAGTGGTTCAATATCTGCATACCAACCAATTCCATAAGCAGTAGCAATAGAAGCTATTTCTTCATATACATTTCCAAAACGACCATCATATTCAATTATTTGTGTTTTATCTACTGTAATAGAACTATCAATTCTTGTATTAGGTATGTTTCTGTTTGCGTCCTCACAATCAGTTATTTGTGTATTTAATATATCAAGAATAACTAATGCTGGATGCTTTTTTAAATGTAGATAAGCTGAACCAGTTGGAGGCATTACAATTCTTGAACTGGTTATACCTTTTAATTCGCTTCCAGAATAAATAATTTGATTGTTTTCACCAACATTATTTTCAATCTGTTCTACTACACCAGAAACACCAGAACCCATTGAAATATAATGCATATCTTTAATTAATTTTGCGTGTCTGGTGTTTCCATTCAAAACTAATTGCCATTCACCACAATCAGAATATTTTCTTGTAAAAGAAAAAGATTCATAATCATCAACAACACCAACTAATTCTAATCCATTGGGGGTATTCTTATAGCATTTAATTTCTTTCATTGTTATACCCCCACATAGTAATTACGCCAGTATAAATACACTTCTGGTGTTCCTGCATCACCACTAAATGAAAGCCTATTATCACCAACATCTAATGAGAAAAAGGAACTATCTAAAGTCATTAAGTGATAAGCATTTTCTATTGTACCATCTGCCGCAATATGTTCTACTGTTTTATTTCCATAAGAAGTATTAATAATTAATTTTTCATTATCTTCTATTGTTGTTTGTACTTTTATAAAATTACCAGTATTCATATGTGTTAGCACTGGATTAACAGATTCATTTCTAAATTCTGCACGAATAGGGGAAGGAATATCACCAACAATTTTAATATTAGCTATATCACCTTTCTGTGCGAATTTTTCACCAACACCTTCAAACTGTAAAGGATAAGATAAACCACCAGTAAAATCACCCATTTTTACAGCACTTTCTTCATTATCAAACCATAAAGGATTATCACAAGTTATTTCAATATTAAACAACTGTAAAGAACCCATTTTATTAGTAGGGGTTGGGGCAACTGAAACAACACCCTTAATCGATTTACTTGTATAGTCATTTGTATAAATTAATGTTCCTTCCCCTAATAATGGATTAAATACAGAAGCTAACTTTCTTCTTTTTTCATAAAAAGCTACCATTGATTCAGCATAAATATAAAAATTTATGTTTATATATCTACTTCCCAAGTTTGTATTCACTCTGGTATAACCATTTTGTCTATAACCCCTTGTAGATACTGGAATAATTTCACTTGCGGTTAATCCATCATAACTTTCAATAATATAATCACTGGTATAATCAAGTGTAATTGACTTACCATTACTATTAATAAACTTAAAACTTTCCATTATGCGAATACCTCCGCTAAATTCCTACTTAATTTTTTTACTTGTAATTGTTGTTCATAAGGGGATAGTTCTCTTGAAGTGAAGGTATTGTTTTGTGTTATATTTGCTTTATTTGAATTTGATATTGATTTGATTGCGTTAAGTAGCTTATGATCACTCTTTATTTTTGCACTCACGGCGGCTTTTGAATCATTACTTGAAACACCAACAGTTAATTTTCCAATTCCAGATTTAACTTTATTTAATACTGCCGGAATCTCATCTTCAAAACCAACACCAACACCTTGTGCCAAAGGCTTACCAACTTCTTTTGCTGTTTCCCTTGAAGGAGAATGGATATCACCAGCTTCTTGTGCGGCGGCAATTGCGTTTTCTACTGCTGCCACAGCGGCATTAATTGCTTTATACTCATCTTCTTTAATACCAGCTGCTATACCAGAAGAAAGATTTTTACCTATTGCTTTTCCTTCTCCATCAACAGTAGTTTTCATATCATCAAGATAAGGTAAAATCTTATTTAAACCTTCTGAAAAAGCATCTACGGAAAATTCACCAGCTTGATTAAATGAATTTTGTGAATCCTCAACAAAGGTATTACAAGATTTAAGCATATTAATAAAGCCATCATCTAATTTTAAACCAGCTTGTTCTGCTAACTTCGCAAATTCATCAATTTGTTCATCTGTCCAACCAGTAGTAACAGAATTAATTTCTGTGCCTAATTGTTGTTCTGCTTTAAGAATTGCGTCTTTTCGGCGTTGTGCGATTTCACCACTATCCGTATTTAGTGCTTCTTCACATGCTATTATGTCATGTCTCCATTCATTTGCCAAAGCAAGACTATCAAAATAACCAGCTTCAAGAGTTCCATATTTTTCGTTAAAACTATCTTTTAATGCTTGTGCGGTTTCTGTACCATAACTAAGTTCAACCATTTTTAAAGCTACAATAGGGGCTTGTCCCGCTAATAAGTAGCTATTATATGTATTTAAAGCTGTATATTTTTCTGTAAGTGCCGCTTTGTATGCTTCTTTTTCTGCTATCATTTCGGCTTCGGAATCATAAGCCGCTTTTACTCTGATTTGATAATTATCATAAGCATCGGTAATTGTTGATACTGCGGAAGCCATTTCATTAGCTAACAAGCCTGCGGTTTCTTGTGCGGTTACATTATATCCACCATTAGCTATTGTTCCATTTTGAGTAGCTTCTGTTAATTTTGCCATACCATCGGCGGCATTTATAAGTTGTGTGCCAAGTGATACACCTTGTTCAGCTAATCCAGCACTACCATTTAATAAAGCATTTGTTTCTTCAAGAGAAATTTTTCCACCATTATTGATTGCAGAGATAAAGTCGCCAAAACTATCCTTAACACCACTAATTGAACCTTCAAAATTTTGGAAACTAACAACACTTTCATTTACATATTGATTAAATTGTTCTTGTGAAATTAGTCCTTGATGATAAGCATCTATTAAACTCATAATATGGTTTATAGTAGTAGCTTTTCTTGCTTCGACTAACGCTTCAACATAATCATCAAGAGAACCATTTAAATCATCTACGCCTTCTTTTAGATCAACTGTACCAAGTAGCAAATTACCGATTGCGGTTCGGAGTTCTTCCACCTGCGGTTGAACGATTTCGGCATTAGTTGTAATTTTGACATTAGGGTCGGTTTCACCAAGTTCATTAAGTTTTTCAGTTAATTCACCAGTTTTATTTTTTGCTTCAATTGTCTTTTCAGCTAATTCAGTATATTTAGCACTTGTTTCATCAAGTGATTTATTTAATCGTTCTTCTGCGGCTTCTGCGGCTTCTCTTTCTGCGGCGGCAAGACTGGATATTAAAGCAATTAAAGCTGTAACCGCGAGTATCACAATACCAATTACACCAGATGAAGCAGTAATTGAAGCGTTCATTGCTGTAATTGCTGTTTTAATACTATTAATGGCTGTAATTACCTTTGATACCATTAATAAAGCTGGTCCTACTGCGGCAATGATAGCGGCAATAGTAATTATAGTTTCTCTTTGCCCTTCATCTAAACCCATAAAGGACTTCAATAAATCGTTAATTCCTGTGATAACTTTATTTACAATTGGTAATAAAACTTGTCCGAATTGAACACCTAATTCTTTTAAATTTTCTTTGACCATTCTTGACTGGTTAGCTAAACCACCAGAAGTTTCTGAAAAATCCCCTTGAGCGTTTGAAGTGGCGTTCATAACATACTTATATCTCAACATAATTTTTTCAGTTCGAGACATTTCTTTATAAGTAGTTGATATGCCTTGATTCATAGCAAATTGTTCAAGGTTTGCTTCTGTCATTACTACACCCAAACCCTTTAAGGCTTCTGTTTCACCAGTATATACACCTTGTAAAGCTATTTGAGCACGTTCTACTGATATATTCTTAAAGCTTGCTAAGTCTGCGGCAAGCTGTACTAATTCCATTGACATTTTTGCGGCTTCGGCAGTAGTCATACCCATACCAGTACCCATATCACCAAATGTTGCCGCCATATCTAAGGCTGTTTGTTGGGCTAATCCCATTGATTCAACTGATTTTTCTGCCCAAGTACTTACTTCTGTTGCACTATTTCCGAAAACAGCACTAATTTTATTAGTGGTTTCTTCCATATCAGAAGCTAATTTTACACAAGCTGTTCCTATTGCCGCCAAGGGAACAGTAATGTATTTAGTCATATTTGAACCGACTGTATTTAATGTACTTGCGACTTTATTCCAGTCAATAGTTATTCCTTCCCCAGTGCTTTTGCTTATTTTTCTTGTTTCTTGTAGTGCTTTATTGGCTTCCGCATTATCAACTTGAATACCAATTTTAAGCCTACCTAAATCCAAAGTAGCCATATATTAAGCACCTCTTATTTTTGTTCTTTAATTTTTCTCCGAATTGCCCCTTTATCAATACTTGTTGTATTAAGCCTATTACACTTTTCTAAATATTCTTGTCCTTCTGGTGTAGAATTTAATTCATTTATATAATGATTTTTTACCATCATCATAAATAAATCAGTTGGAAGGTCTAATACTTCATTAAAGGATAAGCCGCTATATTCAATAACTCTTTTAATATTTGGAAGAATTTCTTCTTCGTTTTTTCCTTCACCTTCTGCGGCTTCTGGTGGAAGGGAAGGAATCATTAGTTTGGGTTGCTTTGTACTCCTGTAATAAATTCGCTGTATGCTTTAATAATTGTTAATTTCATTTTTAAATTCATATCTTCTACAAACTTAATATC